GTCGATTGAACTTTGGTCTATCAGACCTTAGTCGATTGAACTTTGGTCGATTAGACTTTGGTATTAGTCAAGGCCCGCACTGCAACATCCAAAATTCATTTTTACCCTACCGTGGGATAGTAAATACCCACCGTGGGATAGTAAATAAAGCCAGGCCACCACCGTGGGATACAGAATCATCCTGGACCCCTACCGTGGGATAGTAAAAGTTAAAGGGCTCCGGTCTTTCTCTGTATTCCCCAAGACTCGCGGATCTTCAAGACCCTGTAGTTTGAAGCGACAGCTTGCTTGACCTTGCTACGTAAATTGGTAACTTTTTTAGCTTCTTCATCAAACTTCTTGCTTGCTCTTCTACTTACCCTCTGAAACCTAGTAGCAAAAGAAGTTGTAAACGTCTTTCTTACCGTCTTCTCTACAGTCTCAAAGTAATAGAATCGCTTGGTATACTGAGGGGTCTTTCTTATCGCCAAGACTACAAGCTGAAAGTTAGGCGACCCGATTGCGTCCCTTTTATAGATGCCAGGGGGGAGTGGTCCAAAGTCCCCTAGCTTGAAAATTGGGAAATAAAGCGACTTCTTGGGGTTGGCAATATTTGCCTTATACCCTTGCTCGCCAAATGCTTGTAGATGCGCGAGCATCTGTGTGACTACAGAACCTTTGAGCTGACCCCTACTGTCTAAAAACTGCTTGCCATCTTTAGCGGGGACAAAGTAAGTGCCATAACCGAACTGTGGGTATCGCTGCAACAAAGCTTTCTCAAACCTCTTAGGGTAACGTAGTCCGCCATAGATCTGGTTTCTTAAATAGACATCTGGTGCAGTTCCCTTGCTAACCTGATCGCGCAATCCGATCATTGTCCTGGGATTCTTTGATGTTGCCCTACTAACTACCTCGCCGGCTCGTCTAGTTAAGTCCCTGGGATTCTTGAACACCCTAACGGTTTGCCTGTTCAACGCCCTCATAGACTCAAATGCTGAGTCGTTCATCGAGTGCGCGACGATGCTCTTGAAGTAGCTCGAAAACTCTCTGATTAACGGAACCGTGCTGATAGCACTGATCTTGATTTCTACGTCCATACAGCCACCGTGGGATACATTAAGCGCAGTATACCACCGTGGGATACCTAAGAGTCTTTGGGCAAAGCTCTGTACTGAAAGTTAGGCATGAATTTAGGTTCCCCCATATCATGCCAGGGATGGTTACTCCCATAAGTTGCTGTTGTTGGGTCAACCCTAAATTGCATCCGGTCGCCGTTGGCCCATCGCGTTACAGCTCTGGCAAACCCTTGGGCGTTTCTACGCTCATGCTTTACTTTCTTATGCTCTTCTGCCATATCATGCAAATCGCACATATCAACCTCAGCTCATTAATCTAAGAAGTCCTGTGTCTAGGTCTTTCTCCGCTGCTGCCCACTTGACTGGATCACAGAAATGCTCTTCTTCGCCATCGACTTCCAAGAGAATCCATTCCTCCGGCCAAGCATCATTTTGCCTATACCTTGCCCATCTTACTGAATGCTCGATATAGCCATCTTCGCCATCGTCCTCAAGCCAAACTCCGCTGTAGTAATCGACCATCTTCTACTCCCTGAATCCTTTCACCGATCCATCGCATAACTGGTACTGCCATAGAGTTTCCCATAGCTTTGTAGCGATGTGAATCAGGAGTTGGCTTTCCCTTCCACCCAATGTCAGTATGCCCGTCAGGGAATCCCTGGAGCCTCTCTGCCTCAACTGGTGTAAGCCGTCTGACAGATTTTTTGACACATAACTGATACGCCACGTAGTTCAAAGAATCCGTTCTACCCCAATCGCCAGATGTCGTCTGAAGAGTGTCTGCAACAGGTCTATCAATGACGATATCAGTCACATCCTTCCAGTCTCTCGCTTTGCATGTACTGCAAGTTCCGTCTATTTCGTAGTCTCCGAATCCGCGCATTCTAGCAACGCTTCTTTCAGCTTGGGCGGTATCGTCTTGTTTCTTCTCTTCGCTCTTCTCAAAATTCCTTGTGCCGCACGACTGCTCAAATAATACTTGGGCTGGATCTCTCCAATCTCCTGAAGAACATCCAACAAGAAACACTCTTCTGCGTCTTTGGGGCACTCCGAAGTTTTGAGCGTCAAGCACTCTCCATGCACAGCTATACCCGAGTTCTGCCATCGCCCCGACGATGGAGCCAAAGTCCCGTCCTCCATTCGATGACAATACACCGGGCACATTTTCCCACACTGTCCATCGAGGACGTAACTTGTCAACCATTCGCATATAGGTGAGTGCAAGATTTCCTCTGTCATCACCGAGCCCTCCTCTGAGGCCGGCAATGGAAAATGACTGACAAGGTGTTCCTCCGACCAAAACGTCAACTGATCCTCTTTGATATCCCCATTCATCAAACTTCTCCATATCCCCATGATTTGGCACTCCAGGCCAATGATTTTTTAATACAGCGGAAGGGAACTCGTCTATCTCGCTAAAGAAGACTGGCTCCCATCCCAGGCATTCCCATGCCATGCTTGCGGCTTCGACACCAGAACAGACTGATCCGTATCTCATGACTTAACCGCCTCGATGTCATCCTTTCTGTAGATATTGTAGTAGTTCATCATCTTTAATTTCCCTAGTTACTAATAACTTGACCCCTGTATACCAACCTGGAGTCTTTTTGTAAATTATTTTGACATTATTATTTACAAGTTCCATTGTCTTGTCTAGCCAATAGCTAAACTTATTATCCTTTTCATCCCCTAAGTGGAAGTACCATGAATCCCTTATATCTGAAATATCGACTTCTTGATTAATATTGTCGTTCAAAGCCTTAACCATTGCTGCCACGGGTGCATCGTACTTATTAGCTGTAAACATAGATCCTTCTCCAGTTTTAGAGTGTCTTTGGGGCTTGAGGTGTTTTGTTGTGATAGATAGGGAGCGTTAGCGACCCTATCACAATGAAACAACCCCCTTAGACCCTCTTAAAGACATTTTTGTTGTTGTTGTTGTGAAGTATATATATAGGGAATTTTTACTTATCAACAACAAGATATCCGCACTCGATCCCCTTGGGGGTGAACACGGGCTCAGTAGGAAAATTATCCCTAATATAGTCATGCATTGCAGTTATTATTTTTTTATTGGACACAACATCGCTAAGATGAAACGGAACTTGACCATCAGGGATCCTTGCTCTGTTATTTGTGTGAATGTAGATAGGCTTCCTAGCCAATCGAATTGCTTCAGCGACTTGTGCTTTCGCTGCGTCCATCTTTAGGTCTTGCTGTAACTGCTTGGCTACCTCGATTGCCTCCTCGTTGTATTCATCCCAATCAACGACCGTCATCTCAGCTTGTCCGTTAGTGAAGTTCACGGGAACCCGAGTCCCTTCACCGGCCCATCGTGGCGATTTATCAATCAGCCGCCAACGGTCCTTCTCCCAGGATGCAACTGTTTTCTCAATCTCCTTGTTCCATTCGACCTGTACGGACCAGTCGATGTTACCAATCAATGCAGAAGCACCTCTGGCTGAACGCCCCTCAGATGCCTTCGATGTATGATGCACGATCACAACGCAGCCACAAGGATCGAGCTTGGGCACGATGTGATCCTCGATCATCTTGATCAGCCTCGACGCTTCCTTGTTATCGTTCTCCTCAAACTGAAATGCGGTCGCCAAGGTGTCAAACACAATCATCATTGGAGGCCGGTCCATCGCGCTAATCCAACGCCCTAGAGACTCCACTTGGACCGTCTCAAACCCCTGCGTAGGATTCAGGTAGATGTCGTTCTTTATCGCCTTCCCTGCGTGGTTTACATAGGCTTTAAGACGCGCCTGTATATGCCCCAGAGACTCCGAGAACATCACAACATCGCCTGGGGTTAGGGTATGCCCCTGCCACTGCGTATCGCCTTGCAGATGCGCTCTGATGATGTCGCAGATCAAATGGGACTTGCCTGAGTTTGAGGGACCAAAAAGCATCCCAATGGACCTTGCGGGTATCAGCTTGCCTAGCTGAAACTCAGGCATAGTGACCTGAAAGTCCCACGCGATATGTGGCAGTAAATATTCTGGTTGTTCAGCTCTGAACTTTTCTAGTTCGACGATTTTTTCTAGTTCTCCGTCGAAGTCATAGGTACTCATTAAGCACCCCCTTTTCCCTTAACGCTGCGATGTCCCACACCCATACATCGTCCATTTTGGCTATACCATTATCTCTAGCTCTCTTGAGAACCTCGATAGCCTTCACGAACAGAAGGATCCCTTCATCATCGACCTCTCCATCCTCGATGATTAGATCGACGACTGCCTCAGCCCATACATTCATCTGATATGGGACTGGGCTCTCCATCTTAAACTTATAAATCTCCTCACGCGACAATTCTCCATTTTTGACTAGACCTCTGTTGGCTAACTCTTTAGCTATCTCAACAAAAGTGCACCCTTGACGGCATCCGAAAATAAAGGGCAACTTGTTGCCCTTCTTAATCCAAAACCTATCAGTGCCTCCACAATTAGGGCACGGTCCTTTTAGCTCCTTCGACCCGCCCTTTAGATTTAACGCCGCGCCGAGCGTTGATTTCGCGCTCTCCCACGACATTTCTGATATTGAGTTCACAAACTATCCCCTTATTTGTGCCTTGAATCCCTTTCTGCCTTACATAGTACATTCCACGCTTTGTTCGTCTTATAACGTGAGAACGTCCTGTATTTGCAACCAAATATTCCATCTCTTCAAACGCAGCGAATGGGTCAGAGAACCTGACCCACGCTCTTTCCCCCTTAGAACGGGATTTCATCGTCTACGTTCCCGCCACCAGTAGGAGCTGGCGCAGGAGTTGGTGCAGGGGATACCGGCTGTTGCGTCTGAGGCTGTTGCCCGTAGACTGCCTGTCCTTGCTCAAGCGGAGTCATCTCCTTCTTGTAGAACCCCTTGATGTTGTTGTAATCACCATCGACGGAGATATACACCTCGATGTCTTTCTCCATCAGTTCAGCAGGACTCCAGGGGTCTTGGATCGAATTGTACCCACAAGCGATACAGAAATTGCCTAGCTGTTGCATTGCAATCTCTACTGCTTTGGGGTTGGCGTTGACCATGTTGAAGTTATGCCAACACTTACGTGCGGCAGAACCTACGTCCACTGTGAATTCGACATTGAGCCTTTCTCCGCCCTTCTGGGTTAGCTTACGCTCGAAGTTAGTCATCCTCGCCACATACTTCCCTTCAGGGATTGGGGAGAAATCCTTTGGTGCAGAATTAGTGTCCTGCGTCACATACTGAGTTGCATCAAACATCAGAGTTTTCCTTTTTCGGTTTTAGTTCATTGATAAATGCTTCATAGTCAAGCTCTATTTCTGGGGGCAAACCATATCTATTTTTTGCCAACCATGCAGGACGCTCTTCTGTGTACAGAATTCGCTCGCCTGTTCCAATAGCACGGGTGCGCTGACCACCACGGCTCTCCGACTTCATGATTGACTTCTTGTAGTTGGCAAAAAGAATCGCGTCAGAGTGTTCGCAAACAAGGTCAGCCGCCTTCTGCTGAAGCTTGATCTGATAACGATCAAAGCTGTCAGTGTCAGGCGACTTGAACTCACGGATGATCGAGTGACCAACCAAGATGGTTTGCATCGACTTCATGTCACGCAGATAGTTCAGCCTATCTAAGAACTCACGCCAATACTTCAGCGCCTCAACGTAACCACGGCCGTACCCAGGTTGCTCAATGGTCTTATAGCCATTGGCGCTACAGGTGTGCTCCCATATTAGTGGCTCTAGCCAGTCAAGAGAATCAACCACTACGGTTTTGTAGTTGTGTTCCTCTTTAATGAGAGCGTCGAGAGAGTCTCGCACATCCGTGTATGACTTGGGACATGGGAAAGCATCTGCTTCGATCTTGCCCAGTCCGTCCTCGATAGGGAGGAAGATAGGGCGCGGCGCTGCCGCCCCAAAAGTCGTCTTTCCAATTCCTGCCTGTCCATAGATCAGAATCCTTGGCGGCTTCATTTTGCCGCCCTTGCTAACTTGTGTTAAATCCATAAATCCCTCTATTGAGTGCGTACGATTGTGCAACCACCATCAGAACATGTAAGAAGCTTGTACTTCCTATCGGGGAAGTCTTCGCTCACCACATAGTTGATAGCAGAAGAAACGGAACTCTTGTTAATTCCAGATTCTCCAGATATTGCGTAGGATTCGCCAATCTTCATTGGCTCAATCTTCGCAAACACAAACTCTCTGAGAGTCCTTTGCTTGGGTAGCTCGTCTAAGTCCAAGCTCCCCTTCAATAGCCCTGTCTCTTGACACTTATAGAGATACTTAATGCCTTCTTGATCGAGCATAGACAATGCCGCTCTGACTGAATCAAACCTAGCCTGATTCGTGTTTGCATATCCCATCATAGGGAGCCGTGTATTTACTTCGTTTAAGTTCATAACTTTTCCTTACATTTGTTCCCTAAGCCATCCACAGAATAGCTCAAGGTCTACTTCGCACGTACAACGAAAGTCTTCGATGTCGTACAGCTCTATGTGCAGCGGATACTGCACGATGCACCGCCAAGGTTGACGGTCGGCTCTGAATATGACTACAGGTTGCTTGCCTACTCTTTTGGCTTGCTTAACAGCCTGTTGCCACCAGATCTTTTTAGATGCTGTTTCTGCCACAGCATAGCGTTTCACTTCAATAGCCCAATGGTCTAATCCGATTAGATCGTGACCACCCCAGGCGGTTTGTGAATAATTGCGCTTTAGCTCGATGCCAGTGAGGTCGTAAATTGCTTTAATGCATTCACGCTCTCCAGATGCTCCTTTATTTCTGCTGTTGATTGGCATCCCTTTTCCTTGCGATGGCTTCCCTGCACAATGTGATTGCTTCTTGTATTCGTTCCATAGCCATAGGCTCTGGTTTGTGCATCATCTTAGTTCGACATTCTGTGAGCACGTAGATAACATGCTCTAAGCCTTTCTCTGTCATGGCTGCCTCGCTTTTAGCTTTCCTTTTGTTGATAGCTCAATTTGGGCTTGGCGCGAATAGGGGATTCTATTCTTGCCTTTCCACAAGTAGATCGTCTGGCGGGTGACACCAAGGTCATTAGCCATGTTTTTAACGCTTCCGTAATAACGGAGAACTTCTTCAAGATTCATACCTCCTCCTTGTTGACAACTAAATTAACCCTGGATTATTCTGGTGTCAACTAATTAGACATAGGGGAATAGAAATGAAGAAAAGAATCCATGTGAATCAGCACAATGTTCGTGCTAACGCGAAAGGTGCTGATCTTCCGATCTTCACAGTTAAAACATACAAAGGGAATGTGAAGACAAACAAGCTGAGAGTCGATGGACCGTGCGAATTGGTGTACAGCCCTGATAAGCCTCTCGATTGTGGAGCCAAGGTCTGGATAGAGACCAAGGCTCCTGTTGTAATAAAAACTGAACTAGGGGAGTTCAAACTATGAAATTCAAGAAAGCAGTCAGCGGTACTACTCTTGGAACAGCGTTAAAGCGTTTTGGAAGCGCCAACATAATCAGTAAACACGCAGGGAACAAGAAGGGAATGAAGAATAAGAGGAAGAAAAAATGACATACGTAAGGAAAATTGAGCTAACAAAAAAGCAATTAGAAATTTTGGAGGCAATCATCCATGAGGGATCTGTCTTCATTCCGGGTGAAGCTGGACCAAGGGTTTCACAGAAACAAGCTATTTCATACCACGAAAAGCAAGCTTCTATACTTTCTAGTCTTAGTCATGAAGGGACGGTGATAATCGAGGTAAGGAGATAAACATGGTAGGTAAACTTTCAGATGACCGCCTAGCTTCGGCATCGCGTATGCCGGTGTTCTATTGTTGGTTGATTGCCAGGGAAGCGCACCCTTACTCAACGCCAAACGATGAGCTACGCAGATCTATCGCTGCGAAGAATGGGGAGCCAAGACCAGAGCAACCTCATAGCGAACCCGCATATTGTGGCAATCTATTTGAGGGCACTATCGTCAAGGACGTTTGCGATAGCCTAGGACTAGGTGAACCAGTGCTTTCTCCACCAGTGTACGAAGCGCCAGACAGAAGCTGGCAATGCTCACTGGACGCTTTCGTCCAAGTTCCTCAGCCTATTATTGTATTTGCTAGCGACCTGGTGGAGATCGAGGGAGATATCTCATCGATCGCACTAGAGGGGCCGATCCCGATTGAGGTCAAGACTACTGGTGACCACTTTACGGGCAAAGTCCCGCTGTATAGGGGCCCAGTCCAACTACAGATGCAAATGATGGCATTGGACGCAAAATTTGGGATATTAGCTACCGTCCATCGGGGCAATCTCAGGCACTACAAGATCTACAAGTGCGACCCATTGATGCAACAGCAATTAGGCGATCTTGCTATTGAATTCCGTGATAGAGTGAACACAGAAACATATTATCGGCCGGTGAGTGTAGATGACTGTATCAAGACGCATAAAGGAGGGGATTCTGATCCTGTTGAACTCCCAAGCCTCGCTGATGATGTGGAGAGATTGGTCAAACTACGCCAGGATGCTAAAGGCATCGACAGCGAGATCGAACAACTGCAAACCAAAATTATGTCAGAAATGCAAGACCATGAAGTCGCAAAAGTTGGACCTTTTGTTGTGCAATGGCCCGTTAGACATTACAAAGCACAACCAGAAAAAGTAACCCCTGCCAAAGATTCTAGGACAATAAGGCTAAAAACATTGCAAATAAGGTCATAGTTGTCATATCCTTCAGACAAGTTCATCACAGAGCTTTTTCCCTCGTCTACCCCCCTATGTAGACAACCATTAGCCCTCTTATGAGGGCTTTTTTTTCAGCATTTCCATAAGTTCTCTCTCTTGCGTTTTAGTGCATAACCTAGAGGCTTTTGCCCTATTTTTCTGCTTGGTCAATATCTGCACGTTTGCTGGCACGTTGAGCCCGCAAATCTTTTTATGTATCAATGGGATAATGTGATCTACTTCGTGCTTTATGCCAGTATCGATAGATAGCATCTGGGCTTTAAGCCTGATCCTTCGTAGCTCAATAGCGCCTTTCTTTGTTGCCACGCTAGCCGACTTTTCAATTCTTCTGCGTTTCCTGACACCCTCTTTGTGTCTGTGTTTGTGCTTTCTATAGTACGATTTAGCGTACTCTCTCTTTCGATCTCTGTACGCCTCGTCTCCGTAGCCGACCCAGTAGTCTTTTGCTTCAGTTCGTTTGCGGTTGCGTATTCGGCTGCATTCGCAACAGTTCTTGTTCGAAGCGAATCGCTCGACAACATGCCCGTGCTTACATGGCTTGCCAGTGAAGTAATATGTGACACCTTGTCTTAGCGCCTCTCTTTGGGACGCTGGAAATTTCCTTTTCTCCATCGTCCATGATCCTTAGTAGGACCAGATCGTTGGTCTAGGCCAACCTTCCTCCCTGGTTAGATCATCAATATGGATGAAACGCCCTGAACCTTTTTGTTGTACGCCTACTCCGGTGAAACCATGCCCTAGGACCGCGCATAAAAGCTTGTATGCGTCTTCGCCCTGGACAGCGATATCAACCGCCCTTCCGCTTGCGTGAGCGCCTGGCTTGGCCTTCTTTGCCTCTATGGGATGATTCGGACAACGGTACGCGCTTGTCACCACCATCGGCTGGCCCCAGTCCGCTCTCAGGCTTGTCAGTTTCTCCATAAATTCGCTGTTCATGCCGTCCGCACCGCACCCACATTGGCATCGCATCTCTTCCTCAGTAAAGAATGGTGAACTCCATGTCATTTCTTTAACCCCTTCATTCCACGTAAGCCGAAACTGGCAGCAATGGACGCATACACTGCCCACTGGAACCAGTCTGGTGTTGTTGATAGTACCTCAAACCCACGCGCCACATATGGCTGCGTGTGTGGGATAAAGCACATGCTGATGATAATAATGAAGCAAACGGTCCATGCCTCGTCTTTCCACGAATCCTGGGAGTTCTGAGCCATTATCTTTTCCCAACCCGCTTCATGGGTTGCGGCGACCTTCATGACCTCTGCTTCGGCTTCTGCTTTAGCGATCTTTAGCTTGGACGCAGCAGCCTTCTCTTCGGTCTTGCCCTTGATCCAGTTGCCGGCGACATCGCTAATGATTGGGAGTAACGCTTGTATCATAAGTCATCTACCCTAGTAAGTAGCCCATAAAGAAAGCGACAGCAGCCGCCACTATGATGAATTGAATATCGGCTAAACTAAGCATTATTTCTTATCCACCTTTGCCTTGATTACTGACGTAGTGAAGAATGCGCTGACCAAGACTGCAATCGAGGCGAAGTAAGTGGGCGCGATGTCCGCAATCAGTTGAGCTGCTGTACCCATAGAGAGTAGGTCAGCCAAGAAGATCCCCAGTGGATATAGGAGCAACCCCAAAAGTGCGAACCAAGCCATCGCCCTAACAGAATTGCGATTGAGGTCTTCGTCTTCTAGCCGCCTTCTACGGTCTTCAAGCATTAGCTCCCGCTCTTCTGGGTCTAGCTCTCCGTTCCCGTTAAGGTCATATTTCTCTAAATCAGTCATTTAAGTACCTTTCTTGTCGCTTGGGATTGGCACACAAGCCATTCCCCGTGGATCTTCAGAATCAGCCATCAAGACCATTGCATCCTTAAAACAATCTTGAGGATTTGCGTATTCCTTTCTTTCGACGATCTGCAAGACTCCAGGCTGTATTGCAATCGTGATGATTCCGTATACTAGCCACATCATTGAGCCCAATTTTGCCATTCCATAGCATCATCTCCCCTTGGCTGCAATGATCGCAAGCAATAGCCATATACCTAGACCGACGACCAAACAGCCAGCAAGTATAGCAGCAGTATAAATAAGTCCGTTCTTGATGGCTTTTTTCTTAGCCAATCTCTTAGCTTTTTCACGTTTTTCTGCTTTCTCTCTCAGCTCTTTCCTAGTTTTCTGCCACCTCAAATAATCGTCTTTGAGTCCTGGGCGACCATACCAAGCCAGTTGCTCAAAAAATTGATGCTCGGCTTGCTTGATTTTCTCCATTTCCCAAAAGTCAGCATCATCGGCTCGACCGGAATCAATCTTTTTTTGTACTTCTTCTTTTGCGTCGAAGAATTTACCGAGATCTCTACCGGCTTCAGCAATTCCCTTGCCTTCTTCCAATAAGCCTTTGACAGTTTGCAGGGCTTCTAAGGCGACCTTACCGACTGCAATTGCCTCAAAGATCATGACTCGTCTGCTTTGATCTTGCCGATTGCTTTCTGAACCGTGTCAGTCTCGTAGATCCTGATAGCGGTCCAGGTGATTGTGAATACAGCCGCTAATGGCGGCATAATTTCTGATAACGTACCAATAACAGTAAATACTGCCGCAGCATCTACAATCGTCTTTGTGGCCTCTGTGGTGTGCTGCACAGTCCCTACTCCCAGGATGGTTTCGGGTTAAATTATATCACGCCCTTTTATCAGTGAGTATTGCGATGTGGTGCGACCCTTCAGCCTCAAATGTAGAACCTGATGGAATAACGCATGGCCCTTCGGCAGATTCGCCATTGATAGCGCCACTACCCATCGCCAAGAATGCTTCTTGCTTTGAGCGCAATTCATAGGACGCACCTTCTTCAGAAGATATTTTTTGCCAACTATAAAACAGATCAAAATTGATTGGTTTGATCATATCTGTCACTTCTATCGGAGCGGCACAATAATACACAGAACCGACATCCCAATATAAATATAGCCTTTCAGGAGGCCACTGTTTTGGGGTCCATCCAAAACCGTAGTTATCAAATAATATCCCACGATCAGCCTCAGATATTGTCTCCACTCTTCTTTTATTGATCCCTGCTTTAGTGTAAACAGTAAACCCGCCCGTTTCGCAGAATATGGCAATATGCTGATCATTCCATTGATCAAATTTTTCACCACCAGATATGTTAGTGATAGGAGTGTCTGAGGTGTTTACGATCTTGTGAGCGTGAAGGATTCGCCCAGTATACTTAGCTTTGATGAAGTCAGTATGAGGATTTGATTCGAATGAATTCATTAATAACCTCCCTCATCGGCGGTATCTCTAAATCCATAAGCACTAACAAAATTTGTCCCAGAAGTCATGGTGATATCATTTGTTAATTGCAAGCCGTTTGAGGCGTAGTAACTGGTTGAAAAAGGTTGAGCTGTAAATCCTACTGTTGAGGAAACATGATTTGCATCAAAATTGGACTTCCAAGTTGCATTCGTTGTTCCTACCCCTTCTGGACATAAAGCTAAAAACAAAGCGACGTAATTATAAACTGAGGTTGAGCTAGGAAAAGGATAGGTCCCCCCAGTAAATTGAGTAAAAATATCTCTTGAGTAAGGAGCTATATTTGTACTTGCAGTTCCCGCTTGATAAAACCCATTAAATGCATTATTTGTTTCTAATGCAAACACCCTCATCCCAAGTTTATATGTTGGCCCATCCGCTCTACTAGGCTCATCAAATGCGGCTGTATTTCTTGTTTGACTTAATCTCCAAGCATCTACACGGCTTCTGATACGGGTATAGCTTGTCCCGCCTATCGTTATTGTTCCTGAAGTAGACCCGCTATTATCCATGATGGTGTAGAAATCGTAAAAATTGTCCCAGTCCAATTCCCAATCCCAACACATTTCTATGGCCCCATTGCTGCCTGAAATATTCCTGATCTTGAAGTTGTAACTGTTAGGGTTGACCATCAAGTTTTTCCAAGAATCGTACACGCTTGTCCAGTTGGAAATCCAAGGTTTTACTGTACTGCTTAGGTCTCCGCTACCAACGTAGCCACCTACCAGAAATACTAATGGATAACGAACCCCCAATCTGTCCAGATTGTCACTTGACGAGGCAAAATTGTATTGCCCGCTTATTGCCGTTCCTTGATTGTTTGTATTGTCTTCCCCGACAAAAGTTATGAAATTAGTTCCATCAGGCAAAGGAACCTCTATTAGATTTTCATACTGTGCTGAAGAATCGCTTGATGTATATGCGGTTGTAAATTCAGATGATTGCTCTTGCGGGCCGTGAACTCCATGTATCCTGCAAGCATATTCTAAAATCGTTGGTGATTTTGAAGATGTGGGGTTGCCATACGTAGCGTATCCTCCTGCTTGAAATACAGGTGTATGCTCAATAGTCTGAAATGCTCCTTTACCGTAAAAATCAGAGATACTGATTTCACCAGATGTCGGGACTCCAGTAGCCGCGCTATAAAATTCTGATAATTCATGCGGTGCGGCATCAGTAAACTCAGTCGCTATTTGACTGAGCTTAATCTCTCCTGATGTCTGAAGCGGCATTCTCTAGCTCCTCAACTCGTGCTGTAAGCTCTTTGACTGACTCAACCAATAATCCGATGATTGCGTCGTACTCAACCAGTTTGTAAGTTGTTGTGTCATTTGCTAGATGCAGTGGTAGCTCTTTCTCGCGGATAGCCTCTGGCAGAACAGCCTCGACATCCTGGGCGATTACACCGGCAGATACTTGACCATCGTGACGCTTAAATGTGCATCCATTCAGTTGCTTGACCTTCTCGACAGCATCATCAATGTTCTTGATATCTGTCTTTAAGCGACGATCTGAGATCGTTGTTGAGTAAGCGATAACATCGCCGTCAGCATGAAAGTCGCCGTCGCCTTCCATACGGAATCTTTCGACCGTGCCGACTGTAAAATTGAAATGATTAGACGATGGGTAATACGCAATTATTCCTTCATCAACATCAGACACAGTTCCAAACTCAATTCGACCGTAGCTTGAAGGGCCTGACGTTACCCTGATGACTGGATAACCGCCTGTCTGCGAGCCATTGAAAGTAACCACATTGCCAAAAATCAAATTATTGTTTGCTGTATCTGTCACATCGCTTCTTAGGAATGATGTTGCCTCAATGCCATCTAATTGATCTGCGTTAATACCAAGAGCATCAATATCAGCTTTGGTTTGATCTGCTGTCGCGGCAGTTTCTATATTATTGAGCTTTGTTAGCAATGCATCTGTAAACGCATTTGTGTTGCTGTTGCTTTCATAAGCCGTCTTTATTTCTGAAGCGGTTTGATCAGCAGTAGCGTTAGTCTCAATACCGTCTAGCTTAGAGCCATCAGCAGCTATATCTCGACCGTCTACGGTTCCTGTAACGGATAAGTTTCCAGTCACTTCGACCCCGGTGCTGCTGGTGTACAGCTTACGAACATTGTCGTAATACAGTTCTACTCGGTTATCATGTAAACAAACTATGGAATTCTCACCAGATTTTGCTTGGATAATAATGTCACCGCTGACATCGCCTCCTGCGTTGGCACGGAGATACCAGTCTCCAGTATGCAGATCCATATAGGCGTTGGTGCCGTCGTGATACATCTCGAGGTCGCCGGTCTGCGTACCGTTGTTGTGTGCGGTCCCATTTCCCAGGCATATCTTGGCATCATCTCGCGCTACGATCTGGTGACTGGTTAGCGTCCGGTAGTCGCCTAAATCGAAATTCTGACGTGAGCCACTAACGTTACCGTTAGGCCAACTCCAGCCAACGTTATTCAGAACCCCCTTAGATACGCCGTTATAATTGAAGGCGACGTGATGAGAGTCGAAGTTAATGTAATTAAACGCACCGGTTTGCGTTTTGTTTTGAATATTTAAGTTGTTAACAGGGAAACCGAAGAAGGAATGCTGGGTCGTGAACATCTGAGCCATCGCATTACCAGAATCATCTGTCCAGTTGATGGTATCTGTCCCGTCAGAGCTCGCTGGTGTACTTCCAGCTGTCTTGAAGGTAATCTCGTGTCCTGCGATATCGAGGTCGCCGCCCAGTTCTGGAGACGTGTCTGCGCTCAGTTCTGAGATCCCACCACCGAGTGGTGCCCAAGCAGAGCCGTCATACGCCTTCATCTCGTTATTTGTCGAATCCCAGTACAGGGCACCGGTCAGGAGCGCGTTCCCGTCATTATCGGTCGATGGATCGCTTGATTTCGAGCCCAGGTAGCGGTCATCGAAGCTATCAAACGACGCAGCAGCAGCTGCCGCTGAGTTCGCCGCAGAGGTCGCGCTCGAGCTTGCGCTT